GTCTAGAATCACAATTAAGACAAGGTTTAATTACTTATAACGATGCTTCAAGCCAGTTACGAGATTATGGTGGTAAATATGAGTTAAATCCTGAAGACGCTGTAAATACTTTAAGTGATGTATATACCAAGGAACTACTTCCTGGTAGACGTGCTACAGGCACTGAAGCTGCATATCAAGAACTTCTTGGACGTAGTGCTACAGAAGAAGAAAAGAAAACTTCTTCAGAACGTTTTAACCAAGGTTATTACAGTAGTGTCCAAGATTTAAAAGATTCCCTTACCAAAGGATCTGAGTATCAAGATAAATTCCAAACGAGTTATCTTGGTAATTACTACGACACAATGTATGGTAAAGAAGAAAGAGATACTGCAGGTAAGCGAACAGGTAAACGAGCGTTTAAATTTGACTCAAGTCTTCTTCCTACATATGCTGCAGGAACTGAAGGTAAAGCTGGTGTATCCATACCAAAATTTGGTGATACTTTAAGTGGTACTCCTGCAGAACTTGAAGAGCAAACTCAAAATATTAGAGACACACGTAAGTATTTGTATAGTGCAGGATTAACAAATCTACAAGGAGATATCGATAAAGAAACTCAGAAATTAAAGAATGAAGGTGCTAAGGATGTAGCTAAGATTGGTTCTGCAGGGGATATTTACAAGAGTCTTGTAGGAAGTTTCAGTTTTTAAAGAGAATAGCTTTGCTATAATTATGTAGTATTGCAAGTTTAAAACAATGGCCGCTGACTACACAAGTATGGGAACACCTGATCTAGATACACAAAAAGTTGGAACCACAGGAACAGGAACTTTTAATATAGACGAATTCGAACAGTTATTAAATAGGCTTGAAGCCTCTAAAGGGCGTCAACAACGTCAAAAGTCTGTTGAAGGTCGTCGGGATATCTTCCAGCAGGGTCTTGCTGGCATGATGAGTAATCTTTAATTTTTCTTAGGGTTTAAAGCATGACTAGTAGTGTGCCTCCAGGTCAAATTGATTATGATGATCCTTTTGATATAGATAAGTATCGCCAAGCTGCTGGCGTTGCTTATGAATTTTCCAAGAAAAAAATGGAGGAAGCAGGTGCTCAAGAACGAGAAACCATTGGTAAAGGCGCAACCGAACAGCGTACCTCCGCTGAACAGTCTCAGCAACTTAAAGAAAAAGACGAAGCCAGAGATTACGGTCAGGCCCAACGAGCTTATAGATATTGAAGTATTTGATTTTTGGGTTGACAATTTAGATGCTTCAACCCAAGAATCATTCTGTAGTTTTGCTGCAGAAACTTACTCCGTAATAGAAATTTATTTATATGCACGATTCCTTAATTACAAAGGAAGCATAACTGCATGTGAACTCTGGCTTAAAGATAACTATAAGAAACCTGATCATCGAAAGAAACTTTTGTTTGAAATCGATGAGATGCAAGAAGATGTACGTAAGCTTCGTGAAGATGTAGAAAACGGTGCTGTTAAACGCGATGCAGGTGTTGCTCGTGTTGCTTCCATGCAAAAAGAAATACGTGGTCATATTGATGTTGTTGAAAAGTTTGCTAGTGTCAAGGATCGTAAAGGTTTATTAATGGCTGGTGCTGATAGAGCGATACGTGAATTAATGTTTATATTCAAAGATGATCCTATTGAAATTCCCCTGGAAGAAGCAACGATGAGTGTCTGGGCCAGGATGCAACTAGAAGAATAATTCTGTTAGACTACTTTTAAATAATTAAAGTAATATCAAATGGGTGCCCGAACTAACGGTAATATGGCAGACCCACGCCAACGTCAGATGACTAACGAAGGAATGCAAATGCGTGGAGAACGGTCTCAAGAACAGGCTATGGCTGAACGTATGCAAGCGCAAAGAGGAGCTCCAGCAGGCAATACACCTACTCCTGGTTCTGGTATTGCGTTTGGTCCAGGTAGGTCTAGCAGAGGAGATGTTGATTTACGTAGACTGTTACAAGATCGGATAACAAGCGGTAAGTGATAAATGACAAAAGGTAAAATGCCACCTCAATTTCTTGAGTATTTAAAAAAGAAAGATGCCAAGAAGGAAGATGGTACTGAAATGAATGATAAAGAAAAACGTAAAGCTGCTTTAGATAAGGCGCGTAAATACCAAGATAAAAAACGTGCCGATAAACAATCAAAATAAGATAGACTCAGTACTTGCCTGAGTTTTACTTTGCCTAGTTATACACATCTTGCTTACCGCCGCAATGCAAAAGCTGCTGCGCGTAAACAATTAATTCGTGTGCCACGCAATGTAGAAATCCTGGAACAGGCAAGAGATGATTTTGCATTCTTCTGTGAGTATGTAGCTGACAAAGCACCTGCAGAACATCATAAAGAATGGCACCGGCATTTTATTACCGAACAAGATAGTGATTGCCTTCTAAAAATTGCTGGTCCCAATATTGATTTACTTGCCCCCAGAGGTTCGGCCAAATCAACTATTTTGGGCCTTCTAACTGCATGGGCTATTGGTATCCATACACAAGCTAAACGCCCCTTGCAGGTCCTCTACCTATCGTATACGGTGGATATTGCACGTTCTAAGTCTGCAACTATTAAACGTATTATTGAAAGCAAAAGATATCAAGAAGTATTTCCAACTGTTCGTTTAATGAAAAATGTAACTAGTAATGAGTATTGGTCTATTGATCATAAATTTGCAGGTATTGATACTACTGGTGATGAACAATTTACACTTTGCGCTGCAGGTCTTAAAGGTTCTGTTACTTCTAAACGTTCTCATTTAGTAATGATTGATGACGCTATAAAATCAGCCGCAGATATATCTAATCCGGATATTAGAAAACAAATGCAAGAGAACTGGAATGCTGTTATAGCACCAACAATGTTTGAAGGTGCAAGAGCGATCTGTCTTGGTACACGTTTTAGACATGATGATATTCATTCCACAACTTTTAATGAACAAAACAATTGGGTTCAAATTGTTCTTTCTGCTATTAAAAATAATGAAGAAACAGGTGATGAAGAATCCTATTGGCCAGAGATGTGGTCCATTGATTACTTAAAAGAAAAGAAACGACAAGCACCTATTGCTTTTTCTTTTCAATATATGAATCAAGTTATTCGACAAAATGAATTATCGCTAGCTCCAGAACTTATTGTTAAAGCTGAAATTGCAACAGAATTTGACACGTTAGGAGTAGGGGTTGATCTCTCTGCTGGCATCAAGGAAAAGAATGATTACACCGTAATGATCCTTGGTGGACGTATAGGCGATCGTATTCATATTATTGATTACAGACGTATCCGCGTCATGGGTAACCTAGAGAAATTAGATGCACTTAAAGAACTTCTTAACGATTGGTCAATACTTGGTAAAGATGATAATGATAACTATTTCCCAACGTACTCAACATGTGATGTTTGGTCAGAAGCTGTGCAATACCAAGCTTCCTTAGAAGCTGATTTCAGAAGAGTATGTCTTAATAATGAAGGGTTATATAATTTAATCTGGCATCCCGTCAAGGGATTTAGAGCAGATAAATTAGCACGTTTTCGTGGCATTATGGGGATGTTTGAAGATCGTAAAATTATTTTTAATCGTTATCGGAATTTTACAAACATGTTTGAAGAGCTTACTAATTTTGGTATTAGTAGCCACGACGATTGTGTTGATGCTCTCGTTTGGCTCGTTACTGGTTTAGCTAGAAAAGGACAACTCCATCTTGACTATTAATCCTATAATGAAGGAAAGCGTTTTTTGTTGTGGGTCCTGAATACATTGCTATTGCTGTTACCTCCTTTTTATCTGCCTTCACAGGAGGTACCTGGGTAGCAAATAAAATTTTAGATCGCAACCAAGAACGCATAAAACAATCCTATGATTATATCGGAGCACAAAAACGCCGGATTGATATTTTGGAAGATCACATCAATCGCTTACCTTTGGATTACGTTTTAAAAGTTGACTTCCTTAGAGAAATAAAAGAGATGCATGATAATTTTAAACAAATTCAAGACAAACTTGATAAACTTATGGAAAAGCTTTTATCAAAATGAGCTACATCCTTGAAGTACAAGAGAACGAAAACGGTGACCTGTATTTGGTTCTACCTGATGAAGTAGTCGAAGAACTAGGCTGGCATGAAGGTGACGTACTAGATTGGGACGTACATGGAAGGGGGATCATCTTGACAAAAGTAAATGATTCATCTGGTTATGAAGTTATAGAAGAGTAGAATATAAAAAATTAAAGCAATAGATAAATGTATTATCAATCGCAACCTGGCGGCTTTTACGGTGCACAACTAGGGAATATTGGAGGCATGCCTGAAAATACAGAAGATGTAGCAAATAGTTTTGTAATTACACCAGGAGGAGATGCTCGTCGCGCAAGGAAAGGATTAACGG